ATCCGATAGTGATTTTTTTCTGGTCACTAAATAATCACGAAATGGCAGAAATAAGCTCCAATATTTCTATTGATCCGATCCACCCGGAAGATCACGTCAGCAAATTATTGATAACATTGACGTTTTGCCGACAGGACACAAAAAGGAACGAAAAAACATGAAAACAGATAAAAAATCTTGCATGAATATAAAAAAAGTTCGTTAATGATTACAATATGTTATGATTATCCTTAAAAGATAGTAAAATAAATCATTGACAAATAATAATTACATGTTAAATTGAGATGCAATTGGAGATTGTAACTAATGAAAGCATATTTGAAACAGGACATTGCTAAAAAAATAAATAAAACAGTCGGCGCTGTTCAAAGTTACGTTGATAAAAAGCTTGTTTATCCTGAAGTGTTGCCCGCTCAAGGACGTGGATTCACAAGAGCTTATTCGCAGCGGAATTTATTGGAATTTGCTTTTATTGCGGTATTGCTTGACTCCAACCACAATATTCAGCTTGAAACGATCCGCGACATCTTGGATAAAATCCGCACAGATGAAAGATTGAAGAACTTTTTTGATAATGATGAAAAAACTGGTTTAATTGCGGTTTATACATATGAGGCCGGAAATATTTCTCCGTGTAAGATTATCAACGATTGGGCAAAGCCAGAGGACAAACACCCGATGATCGATGATTTTGTGTCACCAGCGGAAGTTAATATAAGACTTGATTTAGTGCGAGCAGAAGCAAAAAAAAGAATTTTAAGATAACAAGGGGAAAGTGTTTTTTTTGACCATCGAAACAATCAGAGATTGTAACCTTACAAGGAGGGATTATGAACAAAAATTTAAAAGCAGAAATCATCCGCAAATTCGGAAGCCAAGCGGAATTCAGCCACGCCCTGCATGAGCATGGCTACATTATTTCAGCCGTCATCAACGGCAGAATGAAGCTTGATGAGAAACGACGACAGGCATGGGAGGAATTATTAGGCGCTGAAGCAATGGCGTATTTGGAGGGCAAAGACAATGACTAAACAATCCGAACCAAAAGTTCTAGCACCAGCGCCCAGCCTGCAAAAGCGTTTTTACGGACTCCGCGATGCCGCGCACTATCTGGGCGTGAGTGAGCAGTTTCTCTATCAGCGCACCTGTAGAAGAACTCAAATGCCGCTGGCGATCCCATTCAGGCGCTTAGGTGGGAAAATACTTTTTGACATCCGCGATTTGGAGAAATTCTGATGCAGAAGTGGACTCTTTATGACCGACCAGTTTGGGGGACGTTCGTTCAGCCTGGCGAGGTGATTGAAGTGAGATTCATTGGCGTTAATGGCCGCTGGACATACAGCGGATATTTCGACGATCACGATGCTTTATGCCGCGAAGTTCGCCAGCTCGACAAATCCGCTCATAAAGGCGCTTATTTCACCTTACAGGTGATTGATCCGCGACTACAGGCACGTTCGTTTAATCGGATAAAACAATCCGACCTCACGACCAGCGATAAGGATGTCATGTTTTACCGGTGGTTGCCTATCGACCTCGATCCGATCCGACCGGCGGGCATAAGCTCATCGGACTTAGAACTTTCCGCCGCGCTGGAGCTCCGAGACGTTGTAGCCGCGCACTGTATTAATGACATGGGATTTTCAAAACCGATCCGCGCCATGAGCGGAAACGGAGGCCACCTTCTGTTCAGACTGCCGGACTTGCCCGCGAACGATGAAACAAAGAAAATGATCAAAAATATTCTCTGCGGACTGGCAGAGAAATTCGACACAGCCGCAGTGAAGATTGACACGACTGTTTTCAATCCGGCCAGAATTTGGAAACTGTATGGCACAGCCGCCCGAAAGGGTGATTCGTTGCCCGCGGGAGATTTCCGCGAAGCCCGACCACATAGAACCTCGTTTATTGATGACTTGGGAGATTAAAAATGACATCCGCAGAAACTTTAAAAGACGCCGCCGATAAATTCGCCAAAAACAGCACCAGCGGGCATTCTGACCAGAAATCGCAATCATCCACCCGACCGAATGTGCCAAAATATCTGGAGCACTATGGCATTTCATATAAAATCAAATCCAATGGCATTGGCATCATTTACAGCCTTGAGAACTGCCCATTCGACCCGGCGCACTCCTGGGAATCCTCGATCATTCAGCAACCGACCGGAATGCTTATTTTTCAATGCTTTCATGATTCCTGCAAAGGACACACTTGGAAGGAAGCCAGACAAATCATAAGTGGCAATGATTCTCTTTTGCCCTTCATGGAAGGCGGCGACTCTGAAGGCACGACCAGCTCCGACAAGCCGGAAGACTGGCCGGAACCGCTCACACTGGAAGAAAGTTTGCCGACCGTCGAAATGTTGAGGCCGGAAATGATCCCAGCGCCATTCAGACCGTGGTTGACCGATATTGCCACCAGAATGCAGACGAATCTTGACTTCCTGGCAGTGGCCGCAATCGTTGCAGCGGGTTCGATTATTGGCCGACAGTGCGGAATTTATCCGAAAAAGCATGACAACTGGTTGGTGTTCCCTAATCTTTGGGCGATCCTCGTTGGACGATCCGCCATGATGAAATCGCCCGCATCGGCAGAAGCTCATAAGCCGCTAAGCCGACTGGAAGTTGAAGCCCACAAGGTGCACCAAGAGGCAATGGAAAAATACGAACTGGAAAAACAGGTTGCTGAAATCAAAATAGTCACAATTAAGGAAAAATTGAAGAAAGCCGCGAAAGTTTCTGACTCCGCATCTATTGCCGCACTTACTGAAGAGTTATCCGGAGCACTACCGAAAAGACCTGTCCGGAGGCGTTATCAAACCCAAGATGGAACGATTGAAAAAATTGGTGAAATCTTGATCCAGAATCCAAAGGGAATTTTGATCAATCGCGACGAATTGACTGGTTGGCTCCGTGGCCTCGACAAGCCTGGACGCGAAGGCGACCGCGCTTTTTTTCTGGAGGCCTGGAACGGAGACCGGCGTTTCACTTATGATCGAATTGGCCGAGGCACGTTGGACATCGAAGCCCTTTGTTTGAGCATCTTTGGTTGTGCAACTCCCGGGGGACTGACTGACTACATCCGGGGCGCAATCGAAGGAGGCAGCGGCGACGATGGACTGATGCAGCGCTTCTCGATGATGGTTTGGCCGGACGGCCAAGACGACTGGACAAATATTGACCGCTGGCCGGATACCGACGCCAAAAACAGAGCATGGGAAATTTTTCAGAAGTTAGCAAAACTGGAGCTTGAACAGTGATGGAGATAGTTTTGGCAGTTTTGGCAGTTCTTTTTATAAGACACATGGAAATAATAATGAAGAAGTCAGAGGTTTTGTCAGTTTTGTCAATTAGCGAAAAGGTTTTGTCAAGTATGTTAAGTTCATGTTTTTATTATATAAACAGTCAATTGTCAGTTTTGACAGTTCTTTTAAGGGGGACACATGGAAAACAGCAATAATAATTTTAGGGACTTTGGAAGTGCTTTCTCTAAAGGGCAGTCAAAATTTGATGATACGGATAAGATACCCGCTTTGAGATATTCCCCAGAGGGGCAGGATGTATTCAACCAATGGAGACATGATCTTGAAATCCGTATGAGGGGGGATCATGGACTATCATCCGCACTAGAATCACATATCATTAAATACAGAAAGCTCATGCCCTCGTTATCATTAATATTTCACCTTATAGACTACGCAGATGGACAGACTACTTCTCTGGAAGTATCAGAGAAAAGCGCAATCATGGCCGCTTTATGGTGCGAGTATCTGGAGACACATGCAAAGCGGATATATGGCTCCGTTAATACCAGCGCAGGTATGACCGCAGCTAAGGAATTAAGTAAACATATCAAAGACAAGAGCATTTATGACGGTATTACTATTCGGGAGATATGCAGACATAAATGGTCTTTTTTAACTACACTAGAAGAAGTGAAAAACGCTTTAGGCATTCTTGAAGATCATCACTGGATAAGGATCGAATCAGCTAAGCCAAGTGGTAAGGGCGGACGCATATCACAGATAGTTCGATTGAATCCAAAATTGAAAATTTGAAGGTATGTATGAAAACAACTGACAAAACTGACAAATGCTTAAAACGTATAGATATTAATGGTTTAAGTCACTTGACAAAACTAATGCACAAATTGACAAAACTGACAAAACGTCTGGAAAAGAGCAAAACGGCAGCAAGTGAAGCTAAGAAAACAACTGTCAAAACTGACAAAACGCAAAACGGATTAAAAAAATGAAGTGGCTCGCAAGATTACAACAGCTTGATGAACAAAAAACACCGGAAGCGGTCAAGGTGCCCGCGCCGATCCGCCAGGCCGATCCGGTTGATTGTGTCGGCCAGGCTCCGCCGGTTGAGATCAGCGCAGCCGATCAGGTTTTGATTGATTGGTTTTTTACAGCCAAATTGCCAACGCAGCCATTCGACCTCGACAGCGCCCGGAGGGTGTTCGATCCGGAAAAGTTCTTTGCCGCGATCCGGCGAGAGATTGACACCCGGCAATCATCCCCGCGCTGGAAATGTGGGGCGACGCAGTTTGATTTAGAACTTTTGAGAAAACTATTCGGACAGGAGGCGTGACCATGACAATTTTCAGAAAGAACGAGCGGGCAGATTTTCAAGATCAATTTTGCAATCGATGCGAGCACGACAGCACCCAAAGGTGTTCAATTAACAAAATTCTCGATCAGTTTGATGATGGACGCGAGTTAATCGGCCAGGTGATTTTGGACATGCTCATGACAACAAATATCAAGGACGGCAAGAAAGAAGTGGCCGCACTATGTTTAAAAAAAAACGGGACATATCCCATTTTTAAGCATCGGCAGGCAGAAGATGAACATTGTAACCCGCCAATATTTGGCAAAAGGAGATTTAAAAATGAATGATTTTGGAGTTTTCAATCAGCCGTGGTTGATCAACAAGCGCAGTCATAATGCGTTATGTTTGGCCAGCCGCGCCGCGAAAGTCGGCAGCACGCAGATAATGCCCGAAAAACCGATTGAAGTGCGCATGCACGGAGACGTGGCCGTCATCGAGGTGGAAGGCGTTTTGACGAAAAACCCTACTTATTTGACAGCGATATTAGGTGGTTCGTCGATGCGTCAGCTGGAGGCATGTTTTACGGACGCAGTCAGAAACCCGGCAGTCAAGGGAATTGTTTTAGCTATCGATTCTCCCGGCGGAACCGTGGACGGAACGCAATCTTTTTGTAATGCGATTTATGCCGCCAGGGGCAGCAAGCCGATCCTCGCACATTCCGATGGAGTAATGACAAGCGCAGCCTATTGGATAGGCGCCGCCGCCGACAAGATTTATATTTCCGGCGACACCGTCACCGTGGGTTCAATCGGAGTAGTAGCGACACACGTTGATGTGTCGGAACAAGACGCCAAATTTGGCGAGAAATGGACGGAAATCACAGCCGGAACATTCAAGCGAATAGCATCCGCACACGCGCCGCTTACGGCAGAAGGCCAGGAGTATATCCAATCCCAGGTGGATCATATTTATTCAGTTTTCGTTCAATCCGTGGCAAAATTCCGGGGCAGCTCCGTTGACAAAATCTTACGATCAGCGGACGGCAAAATCTTCATGGGCAAGCAGGCAGTCAATGTCGGACTGGTTGACGGCATGGCAAACCTGAAAGAACTGGTTGCATCGATTGAATCCCCATCAAAACAGCCGTTGAAGCGATACAAGACGGAAGCTTTCGAGGACAAGGTTCACAACTTTGCGGACTCAATGTCACTTTCCGCAGCTATCATGAAGGCCGCCGACGAATTCCCCGAGCTTCACGAAAATTACATTTATCGAACACAAAACAATGAAAACCACAAACCCTTACGGAGGAACTAAAATGAAAAGTATCATTAGCAGAATCGACAAGAAAGAAATTGAATCCGTGAAAATTGCCGGACAGAAATTGAAACAGCTGGAAGACCGCCACAATGCTTTTATTATGAGCGGGGCAGATGTTGCCAGGCAGCTTGAAGCGACGGAGGCAGAAATCAGAGACATCATTGCCGCCGCCGGTGATCCTTCGCCGTTATCGAAAAAAGTTAATTTGCTTCGGGGGCAGTCTTTTGATTTGGCGAATTATGCCAATCTCGCAGAGAACGCCGTTCTTGCCGGACAGGATGCACTGAAAGCAGCACAGGCCAATCTTGAAACAGCTTTCAGAAAGGCCGTTAATGAAGAAATGATCCAGCGCACCGAGGCTATACAGGCATCCGTGGACGCAGTGGAATCCTCACTTTCAAAATGGGAGGGTGATGTTTATGCCGCATCGGAAACGCTTAAAGTCAATCCACCGCGCAGTTTCCTGACGATCCGCGTTAACGCCGACAGGTTGCGCGATTCGATTTAAAGACAAGGGCGGGGCGCGTCTAGTCAACGCGCACGCAGTCAGCGACGGCCGAACTCCCCGGACGCTGACCACAGGGGGCGGGGCCGTTGTGCCCTGCCCTTTATTAAAAAACGTGCGACGATTGGCTACAAGCGACGACAAGCACCGGGGCCATATGGTGGGCTGGGCTGGAAAAAAGGTCAAGGTTCTTTCCAGAGGTAACAATGGAGCGGGTCATTCAAACCTCGTTGTTTCGCTAGGGCGAGAATTTAAAAAAACTTGAACAAAAGGAAATCATGAAAGTATCGGTTAAAAATTACGCAAAAAAGAAAGGCGTCACCCGGTCACATATCTATCAACTTTTGAACGATGGAATAATCCCGGCGGACGCTGTTCAAAAAAAAGGCCGAGGCATTCAGATCGACGAAGAGAAAGCGGACGCCCATGTTTTACCTAAAGCATCAGCGCAGACTTCCACTGGCCTATCTTATACCGACGCCAAAACTTTGTCGGAAAAATATAAAGCCGCACTGCTAAAGATCGAACTCGACCAGGCGACCGGCAAGCTCGTTTCCTCAGAAGAAGTCAAGCGGACAGCCTTCACGACAGCCCGCCAGCTCCGCGATGCACTGCTTGCCATTCCCGACCGTGTCGGCCCGATGATTGCGGCAAACCCAGCGGACGCCGCCGACATCCTCACAAAAGAAATTTCACAGGCATTAGAGGTTTTATCAGTATGAAAATCACAGTTAAAAAGCTCAATTCGTTAAAGCCCTACGAGAAGAACTCAAAGGCGCACCCAGATGATCAAATTGAACTGATTGCTCGATCCATTAAAGAATTTGGCTTTCTGGTGCCCATAGTTATCGACTCCGATGGTGTTATCGTTGCCGGACATGGACGGTATGCAGCCGCCCGCTCGATTGGCCTGGCAGATGTGCCCACGGTGAACGCCGGACACCTCACGCCCGAGCAGATCAAAGCTTTCCGGATTGCCGACAACAAAGTCGCTGAATCAGATTGGCTCGATGACCTTCTGGCCGATGAGCTCCGCAGCCTGGCCGATGCAGGTTATGACCTATCTTTGACCGGGTTCAGCTTGGAGGACATCGCCGGACGCGACGACCTGGAGCAGCGCATCCTGGACGAACCAGAATACCAGCCCGACAAGGCCGACATCGGCAAACAGATCACGGAACGCCTGGAGGAAATAGCCGCCGCCGATCCACACAAGTTCGAGAAAGCCGACTGTATTGTTTTACCACTCCGAAAAGGTTCCCGGGATTGCCTGATCATGGTGGACGCCAACACCAGCGACGCGATCCGCGAGCTCCGCCGATACCACGCCGCCGGTGAATCATCCCCGGTTGAAAAGCTTTTTAAATCCATTTTCTCAATGAGGCCGACCGATGGAAACCACACTGAAAATCATCAATGAGGCAGTGAAGAAAGACAAGACCGCCCTGGCATTCTCTGGAGGCAGCGACTCGATGGTGCTACTTGACATCCTATACCGCCGGACAGATGCACGCCCGCCGATTGTCTTTGCCGATTCCCAGATGGAGCACCCGGACACCCTGCCCTTTATCGAAAAAGTTTGCCGGCAATACGGCGCAGAGCTCCACATTGCGAAAGCAGCCCGGACGCCTCTTGAACAGTGGCAAAAATCCGGTTGGCCGATGTTAGGGAAACTGGCAGCCCGGAAATGGATGCAGACCCATAAAAACTATGGGTTCAGGTTGGACGTGTCTTCATGTTGCCGGATGATGAAAATTCTCCCGGCACGCCGGAAAATAAAATCTTTGGGAGTATATCTGCATTTTACCGGACAACGCGGACAATCAGATGATGCACTCCGAGGACTTCGAGCGATCAAGGATGGAGCCACCAGCTACATCAAAGCCGACAAAATGACTATTTGCAATCCGCTGATTGGTTGGACTGATTTAATGATCCGCCGCTATACTGAAGAAAACAGCCTGCCGATCCACCCGGCAAAGGCAGCGGGCGCGTGCACCATTGGTTGTCTTTATTGTGGCGGAGGCGCTCAATTCACAAACAGCGGTTTTCACATTCTCCGAAACATATTGCCGGACGCCTGGAGGCAGTTCGTCGTTGACTGGAAGGCGGGCGAAATCATCCTGGCAATCAAGCATGATGCACATATTGACGGAATCCGCTCGATCATCGGCCAAATGGGAGGACTGGAATACCTCGCAGAAACAAGACCACATATTTTCGACTATTTAAGACAGACTCCAAAGGAGGGTTATTTGAAATGATACACAATGCGCCTGATTACTGGCAGAAATTGACACCACAGCAACAATTGAACGATGCAGTTCATAAGCTCGCACAGCGTCTAAACGTGCCTTATAGTGAAGCCTGGCACATATTCGAGAGGGAATATAACAAGAACTACGGTGAAGATTTGTCTTCACTTAGGGACGAATATTTCCAGCGATACGGAACAAGACCGACGACGCCCGCTTTCCTATGTTTTACAAACAATATTCAAAAAGCCGTTGGCCTGGCGCTTACCCTATAGGAGCTTTTTCAATGTTAAGTGGAGCCATTTGTTATTCTGATAATTTCAAAGCCGGACTGAAGCCCGACACTACAATGACCGTTACGCAGTGGGCGAACGCTTACAGAATGTTGCCCAAGAAAAGCAGCTCCGAGCCTGGCCGATACCGCAGCAGCCGGACGCCATACTTGACCGAGATCATGGACTCTTTAACATCCAGCTCCGTTCAAGAAATCTGCTTCATGAAGTCAACACAAATCGGAGCCACGGAAATGATCAATAATTGGATTTTCTATATAATCGACAAGGCACCCGGGCCGATCCTTTGCATCCTGCCGACTCAAGACCTGGCGCAGCAACACTCCCGGCAGAAGCTTCAGCCGTCAATTGATGATACGCCACAGTTAAAAGGCAAGATCAAAGAGGCCAGAGCCCGCGACAGCGGAAACACCTTGATGAGCAAAGAGTTCACTGGAGGCGTGCTATTTCTGGCAGGAAGCAATTCAGCCGCCGCGCTTCGGTCAAAGTCTATTCGATACCTTGCGCTTGATGATGTTGATGGGTTTGAGTTCGACGTGGGCGGTGAAGGTGATCCGTGCGAACTGGCAAAACGCCGAACAGATACCTTCGGAAGCCGGAAGAAGATCATTGAAATATCCACGCCGACGACAAAGGGAGTTTCCAGAATCGAAAGAAGCTTTCTGGAATCCGATCAAAGATTTTATCATGTTCCGTGTCCACATTGCGGCGAATACCAGCGGTTACAATGGGGAGGTTTAGGCGCAGAATATGGGATAAAATTCAAACGCGACGAATCCGGCAGGATTGAATCAGTCTGGTATGAATGCTTTTTTTGCCACAAACGGATTGAAGAGCACCACAAAACAGAGATGTTAAACCGTGGGCGATGGATACCGACCGAGCCCGACCGGACAAAACGTGGCTATCAGTTAAGCAGCCTCTATTCTCCGATTGGTTGGGTTAGCTGGCCGCAGATTGTCAAAGAGTTTTTAGAGGCCAAAGAATACAAGGAACGACTCAAGACCTTTGTCAATACTCGCCTGGGCGAAACCTTTGATGATTCTGGCGAACAACCGGACTGGAGCCTACTCAAGAACAGATGTGAACAATATCGCATGATGGAGGTGCCCAAGGCCGGACTTGTTTTGACAGCGGGAATTGACACCCAGGATGACCGCCTGGCCGTGGTGATCCGGGCATGGGGCAGAGGTGAAGAAAGTTTCCTGATTTTCTGGGGGGAATTATTCGGAGACCCTGGACAGCCTTATGTCTGGGATGAGCTCGACTCGTTGCTGGCACGACCTTTTCCACATTCAGACGGTTATGATTTACATGTTATTTCGGCAGCGGTTGACAGTGGCGGTCACCATTCCCAAGACGTTTATAATTTTGCCCGCAAGAAGACGCCGCAGGTGATCGCAATCAAAGGGATGAGCCAGCCGGGAAAGCCTGTTATCGGCAAACCTTCATTATGTGATGTTACCTGGCAAGGGAAGCTCATTCCCAACAGCGTTCAACTCTGGCCGGTGGGCGCAGATACCGCCAAAGGCATTTTATATTCAAGATTGAAAATAACGAATTCCGGACCCGGTTGCTATCACTGGCCGATTGAAACACCGGATGAATATTTCATTCAGCTTACGGCGGAAAAGCTTGTCACGCGCTATGTGAAGGGATTCCCGCGACAAGATTGGATTCTGCCGACACACAAACGCAATGAAGCCCTTGATTGTGAAGTTTATGCTTATGCCGCAGCAATCAGAATCGGCATTCACAGACTCGACTTTGACGCTATCGAGCAAGGTTACACCACGCCGTCAGCGCAGGCAAAGCCGCACAGTGGCCGCAGGGTGATCCACAGAGGTTATGACGATCCTTATTCGACCGGGCGCATGAACGCTTGAGCATGTTTTACAAGCAGATATTAATTCACAAAGGAGACAAAGAAAATGATTTTTGAAAACAGATGGAGCCAGTTTCACAAGTGCCCGCGTATGTCAGACAGGAAATGTGCAGGCGATACTTGCGCAGCCTGGAGATGGTTTGATCCGCCCGAGCCCGATCCGATAATAATTGACCATGCAGACCCGCTGGCAACGGTGGAGCCTACCGACCGACCGGCGGACGTTCCAAAGGGTTATGAGTTTTTTCCTTCTTCCGGAAAATATGACGCAGTTTGGGCAGAGACTGAAGAATCAGCTATTCTCCGCCGCCGTGGATATTGCGGACTTGCCGGAAAGATGAAGTTCGCTCAATAATCGACCTGGAGGAAATACAGTTATGCAAACAGCATATTTTGAGACATTCCATAATGATCATCATGACACACATAAAAAATCGGACATATCCCATTTTTCAATAAATGAGATTCGACCAGCAGATGAGAACGTCCTCTTATATGACAATTTCACGCCGAACGCTGATGAGGATGACCGCAAGCTTTATTTTTCAATAAAGGAAAACGGCATTCGGGAACCATTGCACATATCGGTTGACGGAGTAATACTGTCAGGACACCGGCGCTATGCAGTGGCGACCTGGTTGGGACTGGATACCGTGCCTTGCATAGTAGCTGAAGACGTTATTTATTCCGATTTATCCAAAGAGGAAAGAATCCGGGTGCTGGCCGTCTATAATAAACAGCGTGATAAAAGCAACGCCGAACGATTGCGGGAGGCCATGCAAGAGATTGATCCCGATGATGTTTATGAGAATCTTTTAATTGACAGGAAGAAACGGCGACAGGTGCGGCTTGATGACAATATCATAATGGGAAAAAGAAAGAAGCGGGCGCGGATTATGACAAAAGCTTTTCTTGCCGCAGCCCAAAAGGTTATTGAATCAGAACGGGAGTTTTGGCCTATTACCGACCGCCGGGTGCATTATCTGCTTTTGAATGATCCGCCCTTACGCCATGACAAGAAACCAGACTCAATATATAGAAACGATAAAAACTGCTATAAAGCATTAACGAATCTGCTTACGCGGGCGCGATTGACTGGAGACATTCCACATGAAAGCATCGGCGACGAATTGCGACCGATCCGGGTGCTGGCTACATATCAGAATCCGGCGGACTACATACAGGAAGAAACACAAGGTTTTCTAAGGCATTATGCAAGGGACTTGTTACGCGGGCAGGAGAATCATATTGAAATATTGGTTGAAAAGAATGCTATCAGAAAGCATATTGAATCAGTGGCCGATGAATATTGCATCCCATGCACGACCGGGCGCGGGTTCAGCAGCTTGCCGCCAAGATATGAAATGTTCAAGAGGTTCAAAGCATCCGGAAAGGCACAGCTTGTTTTACTTATCCTGTCAGATTTTGATCCGGACGGTGAAGAAATAGCAGCCAGTTTCTCGCGTTCGTTAAGAGATGATTTTGGATTAAAAAACATTCAATGTCACAAGGTGGGGTTATCCGGACAAGATGTAATTGATTACAATCTGCCGTCAGATTTGGAAGCAAAAGAAAAATCTCCGAACTATAAGAAATTTATCGAACGCCACGGAACCCATGTTGCCGAACTTGACGCGGCGCCTGCCGGACTGTTACAAGAAAAGCTCCGAACAGCAATTGAAAGCAGTTTGGACATGGGATTGTTTCTGGCGGAAATGGCTCAAGAGCGAACAGATGCGGCATTTATTGCAGCCACCAAGAAATCTATTCAAAGCATGATGACAAACTGCTAATTCCAAGGGGAGTATACCAGCCGCAGGCATCGCAGTCAAGCCGGACGCGCTGAAGGGCAAATATCGACGCTCATAAATGCCCTACAATCAACGAACAGGGTTAAAGCCTTATGATCCTATGGACTTGAATTTCATTTTTCTTTGCTTGACGATTTTTATCATTTAGAACATAATTAAGCATGTCAATATTTGCGGAATGTCCGGTATGCAGGACGAAACAATCTGTCAAGAATAAGAAGTGCACAGCGTGCGCAAAGAATCTCGATCAAGCGAAAGACTCGGGCAGTGTTCGCTATTGGATTGACTACTACCTGCCGAGCGGGAAACGCAAGCGGGAACTTGTCGGCAATTCCATAAAGGACGCCGTGGCCGCACAAGGCAAGATGAAGGCCGCGAAAAAAGAGAATCGCTTGTTTGACGTTCTTCCGGAATCCAAGATGACGTTTTTACAATTGACGCATTGGTATCTGGAGCAAGCCCACGTTAAGAGCCTGGCGTCTTATGACATTATCAAAGTATATCTGAAAAAGTTCAATTCTGAATTCGGCGATATGATCGTTGAAAAGATCAAACCAAGCGACTTGGAAAACCTTATAGCAAAAAGGAAGCGGCAAAAATGCGCAGATGCTACTATTAATCATGAGA